AGACCGCTTGGCCCTGACGGTTTACCGTCCAGCCGCTTTCATTAGCGGTTCACTGTAAAGTGAGCGCCCCTATGTCTTAGGACATGGGGGCTTATTTATACTAAAACTGAAATACCCCCGCGATGGAATTAGTAGAAATAATCGCCTTGGCTCATTTTGATGATTCGCGAATTGGTAGCGTTTCAAAAAAAATGCGCTTAAAAGTGCCCTCTGTTGTTGCTGACGACCTAGAGTCGATCGGTTTGGTTCAAATCCTAAACCCTCCAGTGGCACGCGCCCCAAAAAGTCCTTTGATCGCACCGCTGGTCGATGGGCAGGGCGTGTCGCCTGTGTTATTGCAAGCGGCCCAAGTCTCACCGAGGCGGATTGCGACGTTGTTGGAAACCAAGGATGGGCCACAATCGCAGTTAACGACAGTTACCGTCGAGCGCCATTTGCAGAATGCCTCTATGCTTGCGACGAACAATGGTGGAATGTCCACCACGAACGAGTTAGAGCAGAATACAAAGGCGAGTGTTGGACTCAAGACGAGAGGGCGGCCAAAAGGCTCAAAATCAATCGTATCGGGTCAGAAAACAAAGCCGGACTCGGTGTTGATGGCGTAATTCACCAAGGTGGTAACAGTGGTTATCAGGCGATCAATCTTGCGTATCTTTGGGGCGCAAAAACGATTGTTTTGTTAGGCTTGGATTGTTCGCCATCGGCCAAAGGTGAGGCCCATTGGTTTGGCCAGCATGGAGCAGGGTTAACCACTAGCCAGCCTTTTAAGATGTGGCAGGCTAAATTCCCGCAACTTGCAGTTGATTTGCAAACTGAGGGCGTAAGAGTAATTAACGCAAGCAGGGAAACGGCTCTCACTTGCTTTGAGCGTATGACGCTTGAGGAAGCAATAAAGGTATGTTGACCCTTCTGACTGCGACAGGCGCAAGACCGAAAGCATGGGCTATCTGCGAGATGTGGATGGCAAGGCAGACATACAGAGGCAAGGTGCGATGGGTCATCGTTGATGATGGCGAAGTCGCACAGCCGATTTCATTCAGTAAGGACAATTGGACATTGGAAGTTATCCGTCCAACTCCTTTCTGGAAAGATGGAATGAACACTCAAGCGCGAAATCTGCGTGCGGGTATGGATGTAATAAGCGGTGATGAGAGAGTTGTCTTTATTGAGGATGACGATTGGTATGCCCCAGATTGGTTAGAGACAATAGATAAGAAGTTTGATAAAGCTGAATTGATTGGCGAAGCTAATTCTCGCTATTACAACTTAGCCCAAAAGTCTTACAGAAAGATGGACAACACTCTGCATAGCAGTTTGTGTTCAACAGCCATTCGCGGACAGGCTTTGGAAACATTCAAATCTGTATGCAGGGACACGATTCAATTCATTGACCATATACTCTGGCAAGCGCATAGCAACAACCACTTATTTAGCGGTGAGCGAGTATTAGGAATCAAAGGGCTTGAAGGTCGTCGCGGCATTGGAATTGGACACTCAAAAAATTTCCGTGGGACTAAGGATGTTGGCGGTAAAATTTTGAAATCTTGGATTGGTGATGACGCTTTGGTTTATAAGCCAGAGGGAAAAATAAATGACGCAATTAGCTCGGAAGATTAAACGCACATCAGTAGTCACTACTGAGCCAATCACATTAGCGACTGCTCGTTTGCATTTGCGTCTGGATGCGGTTGGTTCACCGCCATCACACCCTGATGATGCTCTTGTCACATCTTTAATCAAGGTTGCGCGAGAGGCTGTGGAGGCTTATACAGAGCTTACAGTTGCGCAGACAGCATACGCAATGGCATTGGATGAGTTCCCTGCTGACGCGATTGAGCTTGGCACATACCCAGTCAATTCAATCACAAGCATCATCTACACAGATACAAATGGAACTTCGCAAACATTGAGTGCGGGTTCATACATCTTTGATTCATTCAGCAATCCTGCAAAAATTTTCCCAACAACTATTTGGCCTCAAGCAAAACAGATTCCTAATGCCGTAGTAGTAAGATTTGCGGCAGGATTTACGGACAATATCAGTCCAAACGATTACCCGATGCCAGAGGCTTTGAAGCAAGCAATGCTCTTATACATTGGTGAGCTTTATGAGAACCGCGAAGCAATCAATGTTGGTAATTTGGTAACACCACTTCCATACGGCATGATTCACTTGATGACCCCTCACCGCATTAACATGGGCGCGTAATGAGAATCTCAAAACTGCAACAGCGTATTTCTGTTCAGCGTAGAAGTTCTACGCTAGATGCGTATGGTCAAGAAATCAATTCTTGGTCAACCATTGGAACAGTATGGGCTGAAGTCAAGCCGTTGAGCGGCAAAGAGAAGATGCGTTCAAATGCAATGGTTGTTGAATCACAATTGACTCATCAGGTGACTGTAAGATTCTCCCAACTCTTTTTGCCATCTGTGGATGCTGACGCTTGGCGAATCCTTTTTGGCTCACGCATCTTTAATATTACTGCTTCTATGAATATTGATGAGGCAGATAAATATATTGTCTTTGATTGCACCGAGGGTAGCTTAGATGGCCAGTAATCAAGAAATTACGATACAGGGCTTATCTGATTTACAAAAGATGCTTGACGAGCTTCCCGCAAGGATAGAAGCCAATATCATGCGTGGTGCTTTAAGGCAGGGTGCAAATGTTTTCAGAGATCGCGCTAGAGCCAATGTGCCAACAAGATCAAGAAAACTACAAAAGAGCATTAAAGTTAAGGCGTCTGTTCGTAAGGGCAAAGTAGTAACCCAGATCGTCGCGGGAGGTGGTGACGCCTTCTATGCTAAGTTCCTTGAATTCGGAACAGCATCTTTTTACGAAGGCAATGGACGAACTGTAGGCGCACCATATAAGATAGAGCCTAAGAATAAAAAGGCTCTAAAATTCGGAGATATATTTTCAGAGACTGCTGTGCATGATGGTGTAAAGCCTATTGCCTTTATGCGCAGGGCTTTTGATGGTGGGACAAAAGAAGTTATTGATGATGTTGCGGCTTATGTCCGTATGCGTATTGGTCGAGAGATTATCAAATCAACATGAATCCAGAACTCATAATCGCGGCAATGCTCAATACATCAGGCATAACAGCTTTGGTTGGCACTCGTAAAGCAATGTCTCAGCTTCCGCAAAATACAGCCTTCCCTGCGCTTGTTTACACGGTGATTGATGCAGTACCCCTCCCGCATCTTCATTACAGCGTAGAACGCCAAATGGCGCGAGCTAGAGTACAAATTAACCCACTAGCTAAGACAATGGCAGAGGTTAAAGCAATCCACGATCAAGTCCGATTGGCAATGGACTTTAAACTTCAACAAACTTATGCGGGTAAGACAGTTATCAGTAGTCGCCTAGATATGTTCGGCTCACCTGAGAAGGACTTAGATACTGGTACTTGGACTCAATCCGCTGATTATTTCGTTTCTTACTATGAGTAAGATTCAAACAAGTTTCAGGCATTTGCTTGAAAATTCTGCCCGCATCCCTGTGGGCTTTTTTTAAACTGAGAGGAAAGACCATGACAGTCCGCACATCCGCAGGGACGACACTCCGAGTCACTGCATCTGCACCCGCTACGTACGATAGCTCCGGCTACAACACTCTGTTCACAGCATCACCCACTCCTGCACTCGTTGGTGAGATCACCGACTTGGGCGAGTTTGGTCGTGAGTTTGCTTTGGTCACGCATATGCCAGTCGGCTCGCGTGGCACACAGAAATTCAAAGGCTCATTTAACGAAGGCACTATGTCTTTGTCTTTGGGCTTGGACACCGATGACGCAGGTCAAATCGTTATGAAAGCCGCAAGCCTTTCTGACAACGACTATTCGTTCATGGTGACTACACAGAATGGCGACCGCTACTTCTTCCGTTCCAAGGTTATGTCTTGGAAGGTTGGCGTTGGCTCTGTTGATTCAATCACTACTGCCACTGCTACATTGGAGATCACTACCAATGCCGCCGGTGTTGGTATCGTTGAATCTCTCGCCGCCTAAGAATTGCCGTAAATGGCAACACGCGCACCTACTCGGGTCAGTTCGCATCCTTCGCGGGGTGCGGCTGACTCGAGCAAGGGCAATAACTCTCCCCGCGAAAGGATTACTAAAATGTTTGATATCTCACAACTCGCCGTTAAAGAAACCGCAATCATCGAATTGGAAACAGTTGATGGTGATGCACTGCTCGATGCCAATGGAAATCAGCTAAGTATCACTGTCTATGGTCCAGGCTCTAAGGCATTCCAGAAAGCGCAAAGCATCCGCAATCGCGCAATTCTTGAGTATGTCAAGAAGGGCGGCAAGAAGATGAAAGAAGGCGAACAGCGCGAGCTTGATGCTGAGTTCTTATCAGCTTGTACAGTGAGCTTTAATGGCTTCGGCTACAAAGAGTTCACAGGCATTGAAATGTTTAAAGCCGCTTATCTTGATTCCGCAATCGGCTTCATTACTGAGCAAGTAAACAAAGCTGTCGGTGACTGGGCAAATTTTACACCGGCATCATCGAAGACCTAACTCTGTATGCGAGGCAACTGGCTTGGTTCAGATCAATCCCAGTTGCCAAGCAAGAGAAATCGGTTGCATCAGGTGACAAGCAAGCTGAGTTAACACGCGCTGAGAAGATACAAAAAAACGGCGGCAAGCCATTGATGCCTGATGTTGGTGATGCGGAATATGTGATAACCTACTGGCAAGATTTGGGTATGGTGGAGATGGGCGCGATGGGTCCAGTTCCATTGTCAGCGAGAGAAATTATTTCATGGCAACAATGCACAGGCGTTGACCTTGAAGCATGGGAATACAGGGCAATCAAGCAGATGTCTCAAGCGTATTTAATGCAAGCCAAAGAGAGTGAGAAGCCAGAGTGCGAGCCTCCATTTGGTGACCCAGTAAATGAGTTTGACAGAAGCATTGTGAGCAAAAAAGTTGGTAACGCATTCAAGGCGTTCATACAGGCAAGAAGGTAAGTCATGGCAACAACAGTCGGGCAACTAACAATCGAGATGGCGGCGAACATTGTTCGACTCCAACAAGATATGGAGAAAGCCAAGAATACTGTTGCGGGTGCGATGCAATCAATCCAGAAATCCGCAAGCATGGCGGCTACTGCATTGGGTGCTATTGGCGTTGGCTTATCTGTTGCCGCCTTCACAGGATGGATTCGTAGCGCGATTGATGCCGCTGACGAAACAAACAAGATGGCGCAGAAGATTGGTGTCGCTGTCAAAGATGTTGCAGGGCTTCAACTCGCCTTTAGACAGGCGGGTATCGAGGGCGGTGCATTGCAAACAAGCATGAGCAAATTGTCTGTCGCGATTGCGAACGGCAATGATGCGCTTGTTGCAATGAACATCAATACGCGCAATGCTGATGGCACACTCAAGACCACACGCCAAGTCTTAGGCGAAGTCGCTGACAAATTTAAATCCTACGAAGATGGTGCAAGCAAGACCGCATTAGCTGTCCAGTTGTTTGGTAAAGCGGGTGCGGAACTTATCCCATTGCTGAACGCGGGAGGCGACAGCTTAGATCAGTTTGATGAGATGGCTCGCAAACTTGGTTTGACATTGACCAATGAGACAGCGGCTCGCGCTGAGAAGTTCAACGACACATTGGACTTGATGGGTCAAGGCTTCAAAGGCATCGGTATGCAAGTGGCGGCTGAGTTGTTGCCAACTCTTGAAGGTCTTGCAGATCAGTTCTTCTCAAGCATGACAGAAGGCGATCGTTTGAAGCGCATTGCTGAAGGCTTGTCTATTGGACTCAAAGGTTTGTATATCACAGTCGTTCTAGTTTACGAAGCTGTGGAGACAATGGTTGATACGCTATACACAGCGGGTCGACAAATCTATGCTGTGATGACAGGTGACTTTCAAGGTGCGATGAAGCTAGGCACAGATTACGCCAATCGCATGAAAACAAATTGGACTGGTGCATTAGAAGAAGTTGATAAAGCATGGAACGCAAACGGAAGCACAGCAGTTTCCACAATGACAGCGATATCTAAGGCGGTGAAGAAAGAAGCTCCTTATGTGAGTGATGCTTCAAAGAAACAAGCTGATGAATTGAAGAAGCTAGAAGATGCTTACAAAAAGTTACTGACTAGCGTTGATGAAAAAATTGCAACAAATAAAGCAGAAGTAGATGCAAGCGATAAATTAACTGAGTCACAAAAGCTAGAGATCAAATACACGAACGATCTTGAGGCAGGAACATTAAAGCTGACCAAGGCACAGCAAGATAATTTGTTCACAAAACTTAAAGTTTTGAAGGCGGCAGAAGATGCAATCGCTCTTGGAAAATTAGAGAAAGATATTCTTGATGATTCAGCAAAATCTAATCTTGCTGTCTATGACGCATTGGTCAAAAAGAATAAATCAATTGAAGATGAAGTAGAGAAGCAAAAACAATCTAACCTTGCAATGGAGTTAGGTGCTGATGCTGTCGCACAATTAGCAATTGAAAAATTACGCGAGCAAGCAATCTCAGCAGATCGCCTTGCAACAATCATGGAAGAAATAAATCCAGATGTTGCAAAAACATATCGCGATCAAGCCCAAGCCTTAAGAGAATTGGCAGAAGCAAAAGATAAGGGCATTGGATTGCAAGCCGCCAAAGAATCTGCTGATGCTTGGAAGAAAACAAGCGAGTCTATTCAAACAACATTGACTGATGCGTTGATGCGTGGCTTTGAATCAGGTAAAGACTTTGGCAAGAATTTAAAAGATGCTCTTTACAATATGTTCAGAACACTTGTTCTGACGCCAATAATTCAGCCTATTGCTAGTGGTGCTTCATCTGTGCTTTTATCAATTGCAAATCTAAGTATATTTAGATAAGCTTCACTCAGCTGATTTACTTTTAATACTTCCCCTAGTTTACCACCACCAATGAAAATACCATAGTAATTATGCTCTGTTATATACACATATGCAATTACTTTTGGGTATGCTTGTCGGAACGCTACGTCTGATTTGTATTTATAAACCCATCCGTGGCGTTTATCCCAGTAAATCCCATAGTCTTCCAGGTTAATTTCCTGGGTGGTATTTCTTGATTGCTTCATTTACTAGAGCTTTCTGGGCAAAACCCTGGGTTATATAGCTACTTTTCCAAGAACCTGGTATTAATCTATAGGCAAAAGTAATTTTTTTGTAAGAGCTGTATACAACACTTATTTCCCCTACTATAGAACCAGCTGTGGATAGCAGATAGCTACCAGAGTCACTCCATAGCCATTTGTATTTCTTTAAGTCTTTCTCCATAGGTCTCTCAGTGATCTAGGTCTACAGTCAGTTACGTGTGCGTGTGTAATATCAGCTCCAATATATAGAGCTAAAAAGAACCATACGATTGGGATAGTAACCAGGACCCATGGTGAAACCCATATGAATCCTAGGGCTACCCAGAAAATACCAGTGATGATGATACCTAGGATTGCTATGTAAACTAGCCATGCAAATGCTTTGGCCAGGCTTTCGTTAATCGGTTTGTTTTCCATAAGCGATATCTTCCACTGCCTTAAGAATACGTACTAGAATAACAAAGAATACAATCACCAAGCAAGTAGCTTGTAGTGTTATATTTCCATTGTTTGTGTAGTGGTAAACAATGGTTGCAACACTGGTACAGATTACCAAAAGCCCAAAGAATAGAGTCATCATAGCGTTCTTGTAAGTCATTGTTTATTCCTTTGTAGTTTATCTGCAGCTTCCATTGCCAGTGACTCTGCCGTGTTATCACCAATGTTATATCCGTTACTGGGATCAGTATTTGGGAAAGTATCTTGGTCATCGCAGTACAATGGATAACCTAGGGCAGGAGCCAAAGTAGTTACAATGGTATTGCTTTGTGTTATGATTACATTGCGTAGCCGTTGAATCTCTTGTTCTAGCTTAGCTATATAATTAATATTATCCATTGTAATCTCCATGTAAGAAAACAGAGGGGCAGGATTCGAACCTGCGACTATACCAAGTCGTTAACACACTTGGTAAAAGATTAATACTCCGCGGTTGTATTAATGCCCAATCCCATCCGAGCAT